GCACATATGTTTGTGCAAATGCAACAAGATCATTTGTTTGTATGCCTTTGACATCATCTAAAGGTTGTCCTACTTTTGCACCAAAACTATCATATTTGCCATGTAATGCAACGCCTACTTTACTATTTGCAATACGTTTACCAATTTCACTGTTAGGATCTACACTGTAAGTAACCTTGTTAGGAGTAAATTCAATTCCTGCTCTGCCCTTTGTTGCCGGCTTTCTTGGTGTGTAGAGCAAGTCTCCGTAAACATATCCTTCAAAGTCCTTCGGAAATCCCGCTTCAATAATTTTAAATAGATCTGACATCTCCGCAGCAAAATCTTTCCTCCATGGTTCTTGTTCGGCACCTTTGCCTGTGTTCATAATAAACTGTGCTAAATCATTAGCATCAGTACTCATGTTTTTGCCCCAACCGTTTTTACCAGTAAGTACGAAAGTACCGTCAGGCTCGCGGCCAAAATATACAGTTGGATTGCCGTCCCATTTAATAGCAACTTTGCCTTGTCCTTGACCTAGTTGATCTAATGTGTCAGCAGCTTTCATTGCACCTGCTGCACCATCAAAAAACACAAGATCTTCGAGGTGATTATATTCCCTACCTTGCTGTGCTTCTACTAAACGAAACTCTTTATATCTCACTGAATAAGTTCCTTAATTCTTTTTAGGTGTTTATCTGATAAACTTTCATTAGGTATGCCTTTGCCTTCTTTTTCCATTGTATCTAGCCAAGGACCGACTAGTGTGTCAAAATTTGGATCTTTCCTTATGAATGCAATTATACTTTCAACAGTGTGAGTATCTTTTTCTGTTGCACCTTTTCCAAGAAGCAATTCTGCAATGTCGTTCCAATTGTTGCCAATAACTTTATCACCTTGGGCTGGATCAACTACGCCAAACTTTGGACTAAATTTATATCCTCTGCCTCGTGCGATACTAGACAAAAGTATTGCTCTATCTTTACCACTGTAGGCTGCTGTGCCTCCACGCTTTGATCCACGCTGGAAATCTGGATCTTGTGTAAACATAAAGTCTGTTTGAACATATCCTTCGCCACCCTGAATAGGCATACGAAAGTGTACTTGGTCTCCAGCATTATGTATCCAGCCGCTTGTAAACTTACGACCTTGATTCATTATTTCATTGTCTGGAATACCTTGCTTCTTGCACCATGCAGTAAGTTTTGCAATTAACTCGTCTTTGCTTATCTTGTTTAGGTCAGTGTTTAGATCTAAGTCTCCTGATGAGTTCTTTTCAAAAGAGCCATCTGGATCTGTTTTCTTACCTGTTGTGCCTAACAAGTCGTCGTCGACAAACTCTAAACCTGTAATCTTTTCGATAGCATCAACAGTGGGTCTTACTGCTGATGTAGGAATACGCTGTGTGAGCGGACCTTCTTCTGTTTTAAAAACATTTCCGCCTTCTTTAAGAATCATTTTTTTGTGACTCCTTGATTTTTTCTACTCCTGTGGAAAATTTTCTAGGATTAGAATTTCGTATACTATTAAGGAATCTGCGCTCCAAGTCAAGTGCTTGATCTTGTGGATAGGTGTCGTAAATTTTTCCTAAAAGATTGATTGCACTTTCAATGATGCTAGTACCCGTAGTTTGAATAAACTCGTTACTATTATCTTTGCGATGTATATTATTAAGTTCTTCAAGTATGCTTCTTGTTCTTTTTCTCATTGGTTCAATTCCCTGATATTATATTTAGCATATTGAAAGAAAGAGGGGCTTACCGTTGGCCCCTGCGTGTTTATTACGTAACAACCCGGACTGTATCAGTCATTCCTAAATGTGTTATTGTAATCTACTGCTTCTTGCAGTATCGATAAATCTACTCCTGCAGATTTTGCAGTAGTAAGTATAGCCGCTGTATCTTTTGGAAAACAATGTCCTCCGAACCCCCTATCCTGTGTAATATTTGTATGACTTTCGCCAATGCGCTCGTCATGTGTAATCTCTTTCCTAACAGGTTCATAATCAATATCAAGCTTTTGACACATGTCAAATATTTGATTGAAAAATGCAACTTTTGCAGCAAGAAAACTATTACGGAAATATTTAACTAGTATAAGTTGTTCTACATCTAACACTCTAATGTTAATATTACCTAATGCATCTAGGAAAAGAGTTTGCCAATCATAATAACCATTGCCTCCTATAAGAATAGTATCACATTTTTTAAAATCTTCTAGTGCCGATGCTGCTCTCAAAAAC